TCAGTTAGAAATTGAGAGAATACCTCAATGGCTGGTAGAGATTTCTTACGTACACGTGATCTCTCATACTTCTCATATAACTCTTTAAACTTATCTTGATCCTCAAAGAATGCATCATATAATCCTGGCACATCATTGGGTGAGAAGAATGTTATCTTACCACCCTCTATTAATCTTTCGTACATAAGCTTATTAAACTGAAAGGCATAGTCCATGTTACGTACACGTGTTTCATCTGTACCACGGTTATTCTTTAATACTACAAGATCTTCAAATTCATAATGCCATACTGGCAAATAAACTGTTGCTGCTCCACCACGTACTCCACCTTGTGAACAAGACTTTACACTTGCTTGAAATAATTTAAGGAATGGAATTAATCCAGTATGTACAACAGATCCATCACCGATATGTGAACCTACAGCACGAAGTTTACCAGCATTAATACCTAAGCCAGCTTTCTTTGATATGTATTTAACGATTGAAGTGGATGTTGCATTGATAGAGTCAAGTGAATCATTGGTCTCAAGTACTACACATGAAGAGAACTGCCTTGTAGGTGTACGTACTCCTGCCATAATAGGTGTAGGTAATGATATATAGAATTTAGATATAGCATCATAGAATTCACGTATATATTTCATACGTCTTCCATTGTATTTGGCGAATAGTGTCATGGCAATCATGATGTATAACACCTGAGGTGTTTCATATATAGTTCCATCTGATCTGTTCTGTACAAGATACTTAGATCTCATTTGTTCCATACCAGCATAGGTGAAGTCATCATCTCTACTATGATCTAATATGTTATCATTGATATAACTTAATTCAGAGTCAGAGTATTTGTTTAGTACATCATTATCATATACACCAGCTTCGATGTTATGATCAATGATCTCTTTAAGTGGCCAAGGGTCTTTATCACCATATACTATCTTCTTAAGCTTATAATTAATTAGCCTTGCTGCTACTGTTTGATAGTTAGGCGTTGCTTCAGTGATTAGTTCTGCCGAGGATTTGATTAGGAGGTCATGTATGTTAACTGACTCCATCTCATTATATAATTGGATGTTGGCTCTCATCTCTATCTCAGAAATACTTACACCAACTAAATCATTACACGCCCATTCCAGCACTCGGTGAATCTTATTAATGTTAAATGGCTCAGTTTCACCACTGCGCTTGGTTACGAAAATCGACGTCATGTCACTCCAAATTAAATTTTATTGTAGGTATATTATATCATACTTACGTATGAAAGTACATCCTTACAATATATTATTAACAGATATAAAAATGTTTTCTTGTGTTTTATATATAGGAACACCAGCGAAATTTCCAGCTGGTACTATAGAATTTAAATTCACAATTGTTCCTTTGTACCCCTCATGATTCAGGATATATTGACCTTCTTGAAGTTCTTTAAACTCTTCATTAAGATCTATTGACGTATTGTGACCTAAGTCTTCTAAGACTTTGAGTATATCTGCTTCTTCCATACCAGTCTCTTCCTTTAGAAGGTATAGAGCTGCAGCATAAGAAGCTATTCTAGATTTACCGAACGGTACCTTCTCTAAAATTCTTTTAATATTAAATACTAACTTATGAAATACTGTATAAGTTTTCTTTTGAGCTGAACTTTGTGCTGAAGTTTTAACTAAAAGCTTTCCTTTATCGTCAATTACACCTGCATCAAATGCCTCAGTCTTATTCCACTGTGTTGTAAGTAGGCGAACAAACTTATACGTAATGAATAAATCTACCGCAGACTCTTTTAAATATTGGCTCATAACTTCCTTAATACATCTATAATAGTTGCGTCCATAGGGACCTCAACATAATCTTCTTCTGGTAAATAGTTTAAATAAACCAGAAAGGTTTTAACAATGCTTTGTAAGGTGTTGTGTGTCTTCGACATCAATATCTCCGCACACACATCTGGACCTAACACATTACCTAATATAATAATATGGTTTAGTATCAATCGTTCCTTTAAGTCATCGTCACGATAGTACCTATTGACTAGTCTATTAATATACTTAAACCGTGACATATCTTCTTTAAAATCATCGTCGGTCGACCACTTTTCTTTCTGATAATGCTTTGCAGCATACAACTCAAAGTTGTTTTTAGTCAATTCCATAATATATATTTATCCTTTAAAAGGGGTTTACTTCTTTTTAGCCTTTTTTTCTGCTTTTGGGGCTGGTGATGTACCATTGAATGCGTGAACTTCAGCTTCAGTTACTGGAACTGTTACTAGAGCGACACCATCTGGTCCTGTTAAACCATCTGCCGTTGCTACTGTTCCCTCTGGGTACATATCTTTTGTTACTCCTGCCAAGTTTGACATACTTTATCTCCTAATTATTTAAACAAATATCTTGAAGCCAAAAGGTTTTAAACCTATCTGATTCCTTTAGTTTCACTTTAATGTGATTGGCTCCTAATGTATCTATAACTCCTTCTTGACCGTCTTTAGATACTACAGGATCTTTCACTTTAAACAGCTTACCAGCCACAAACTTTTCTCTTATGTTTGAAGCCTTCTTTAACTTTACATCTTGTCTAAAAGATTTCTCTTCTTTTAAACCCATGCCTGAACGAACTGCATTCATCAGGCCTTCAGCATCTTTAAATCTCTTTGGCAAACCACTAGTGAATGCTATAAGATCATTCTCACTTGCTGCAGCTCTCATCTTCGAGGCTGACATACCTTCTGCACCTTCGGCATCAGGATCTCTCTCTCCAGCATTGATAATCTTTATATCAATAAAGTTATACATACCATGTGGACCTTTCTTGCCGTTGTACTTGGCTACAAGCTTGCCAAATTCATTCACTCTATCTGAGCCTACAACTAATTCTAAATTCTTAAATCCATCTTCGTGGGCTATAACTAATGCATCAAATATAGTCTTGACCTTCTTATCCATAAGGATCATACGTGCATGCTTAGGAAATACCTTACGCATATACTTTACTTTGGTCTTCCACTCTAGGGGGTTCTTTTTATTATCCTGCGATTGTGTAGCATAAATTCTATGAACACCTGATCCTTTAGAATGACTTACATCTAAAAGCTTTTCATGACCAATAGTTGGAGGATTAAATCGACCCCAATTTAGAGTTACAGTTTCTGCTGCAGCCTCCTCAAGATAATGTTCTTTAAAACTATGCAATGACATTATTTGTCGTACTTTACTTTTTCAGCAGATGCTATAGCCTTTTCAACCATGTCCATTGCTTGGCTAAAGGCTTTACTTTCATCAAAGTATTTTCCAGAGTTGTCACTCATACTAGGGCCAACATCCTGATCCATAAATCTTATGGTATCCATACTCTGTCTTAATTTAAAAGCTTCTTTCTTTAACGCTTTAAATTGTGCAACCATTTGTTGTGGGGTGAATAAACCTTTCACTCTCTTTGGTCTTTGTGCTTCTCGCAGATCTTTGAATTTTATCATCTTATCTCCTATTTAATCTTTTTAACTTTAGCCATGGCAGCTTTTAACTCATCGCCATCTTTAAAGTCAAGGTATACTGCAACGTGATCTTTACGTTTCATCATACGGAATTTACCAGTACCTTTAACAGCAGCTTGAATCTGTTTAGCAGAGGCAGCATCAGTCTTAATGATTACCCTTGGGCTATCAAGCTTTACAGCTTTGTTACCAAGAACACCTTTCATTTCTGTAGGAAGTATAGCACTAAATTTACCAACCTTTACTCCACCAGGATCTGCTTTAACATTCTTTGCAACCCATTTGGCTACTGCTTTTTTCAAATCAGCCACTGATGTATTGTCTTTAACAGTCATCACAGTCTCTCCATCACCTAATACTAATGAATCATCATCCATGTATGGCTTACCATTCCTACCCAGCTGCTTTATGAAATCTTTTGCAATATAATTCATTGTTGCACTTTCAGGATTACCATTCCACTTATCGTTATCCTTTACTCTAGCCTCATATAAGGTAGATTCTAAAAGATCGGGCCACATGTTTTCAATATCATCTTGATCCCAACCAAGTTCTGTTGTTACAAAACTAACAATACCTTTTTTCTGACCAGAAATAACATATGAATCCTTTCTAAATCTTATCATCATTCCATGCTTTTTCTCCATCTGACCCATCCATTTAGGACCACTGAACTTGTCCGGAATTACATCTGGATCGATGTCTATATGCATATTACCTCTACCAGCTTTAACTTTTTTTGCTTCGTCTATTGAAGTGAATTGTTTTACTAATCTTTGTATTAATTTCATAGTTTCTTATCTCCTTTTTGGATTCCTAAAGGAGCAAGTACTTCCTTATTAGTCTTTTTATTATTATCGTTGCTACGTAACCATTCTGCGCTGCTAAAGAAATCGAATACATCTTGTTTTGTACCACTAATAAATACTTTATTCTTTGCATTCTTATTTACATATGGTTGCTTAGCATTAGTATAATTGCCAGTCTCAGGGTTTTCTTCTGTATCAGCATTAATACCAAGTTCGTTATATATTAATGGAACAATTTTACCTTTACGACCATCAAAGTGTTGACCTGTAATTTTGATATCGTATCTCTTTTCCCAGGCAGCATGTTTCTTTCCATTTTGCTTTCCGGTCTTGTCTATATAATTTTTACTTGGATAAGCAAAGTACCATAGGTCAGTAACATCAAGTTTTATATTACCTTTAGCAGCAACTAAACCTTGGGCTGGCGCAAACTTGGCTGTAGCATTCCATGAAGCATGCTTGTCATCATCAGTCCATTTACCTTTGCGAGCTTCGTTTAAAGCGTCTTCTCTTAATTCTTTTATTGTTATCATCGTGATTCAGACTCCCATCCTTTGATTATGTCTTTACTAAAGTTATTGTAACTAAATTCCATACGGTCTACAATCTTCACTGCACCGTTTGTTAGGTGATCTATTGCAACATAGCCTTCGGCACCTGTTACTCTGAACCCGTCTTTAGTCTTTACAAATGTATTTATACTATCCATACTATCCAAGTGTGTTAATAGCTTTTTCTTAGCCATAACCAATTCATTCTGCATATCAAACATACTTATAAGCCCAGATTTGTTCTCATCTGAGAAGAATTCTAATGCTAAAAGTTTAGCTTCTTCTTTCCTGTCCTTCCCAGCATCCGACTTAAGACGCTCTTTTTCGGTGTCGTAACGATTAGATATCCAGCTGATGAGTTCACCAACGTAGGCTTTTGAGTCTGTGACTTCATCTTGTGATCTAACTTTCGTATTGCGGAAGGTATTGATATATAAATTAATATCTGTATTTGTAGCCACGTCAGTAAGCGTACTGGAGGCGATTTTCTGGAAGAGCTTTCCTGCATTTGATATATGTTTCGTAATTTCATCTGTTTCCTTTTTAGATAATGTGGCTAAACCAGATATGTCTGGTAGGTTAGCAGACTTCTGCCATACCGTTCTAACCTTTTTGAATGCAGCAAGTGTTACGCCGAAGCTTGCACTCATTGATTCAAAGGTTGAGCCTGAGTAATAAGTATGCCACACTACACCAATCTTTGCTCGCTGTATTTCTGCAGCTGCTTCAACGGGTATTGCATATACTATAGTGTTAGGGTGGAAGGTTACATACTTCTCCCCATCAATGGTTGTTTTCTTTAAGTCTCCTTTAGTGAACATGATGTCACCTTGATAGACTCCTTTTCTTATACCAAGTTTCTTTAATTCTTTAAATGCTATTATTAGTTTCTTTTGTAGATCACCTGAGGTATCAGCCTTCACATCCTTTTCTGATTTATATACCTTAGGATTCTTATTGAATATTCCTTTCTTTGCAACAAAGAACTTACCATCAGAAGGATCTATACCAGCGAATACCGCTGGTGCACCATCCCATTTAACTGTCACTTGCTTAGAACTATTATCATGCCCAGCCAACATGTCTCTGAGATCACGTAAAGCAAAGATAGCTGATCGTGCTCCGTCTACTCCACCGTCAATAACCATATCTTCGATATGAGTCATGTGTGTATTCTTTGCTTCTGCTATGTGTTGTTTAAAGCTCATCTGAACTCCGTTATCTTATCTTCTGGAACAGTACCAGTACCTTCAATATTATAATTGAATGAACTTGCTCCACTCTTTTTAAATGATATCTTATGGTATTTAGCTACATCATCAACTGTCTCTGCAAATATCCACATGTTTACTGTATAGTATTGTTTGAATGCTAGTACAGCAACTTTTAAAACACTAATAGGTTTACCATCTCTTTTTGGTGCAGCTTGTTTAATTGTACCAACCGTAATAACTTTATAGTCTGCTTTAGATGGATTGCCGAAGACCTTTACAACTGGAAGGTTTGTATCACCCATAGCCATACTTTGATTTAAGTCATTAATAACATTGATGCCATTCTTCTTTACATCTTTAATAATATCGTTAACAAGTTGGAATGATATAACATTACCTACCAAGAAGTTTACTGTTTGCTCAGTGATCTGTACATTGTTTTGTTTTTCTACTTTGATCTCTACAATATCATTACCCTTTGTATCAATCTGCTTACGATAATTCTCAATTGTTTTAACGTATGAAGCATTTAATCTCTTATCTTTTACAATAGCATTAAGCATTGCCCCTTGACTCATCTCTGTTAGATATTTACTACGCTTTGTAAGACGCTCAAGTTCTTTATCAGTACTCTTTTCATATTTCTTTCCTAGCATAGATATCTTCTTAAATAATTGTTTACCAAAGTTTAATACTTGTTTAGCCGCGGCCTGAAATCTTTTAAATGCATCTTTACCATAGTCTCTCATCTTATCTATAGTATCACCAAAGAACCCTTCTTGCAAATACTGTTCAGCAAGTTCAGGGAATTGATCGCGTACCTTTGCAAGATCCATGTTATCTTCATCAGGTTCATATTTACCCTTCATAAGAGTTGTGATCTTACCAAGTTTAGCTTGACCATCAGCCTTCTTTAAAGATATTTGATACCATTCAATACCGTTACATGTTAGTAGACCAGTCTTATCATCTGTTGTAATTGGTTTTTTACTTTCTAATGCATCATATAATTGTTTAGGTGTACCATCAATAAGAACGCAGTCAGCCGTATTGTTTTTAACATTACCTGTAATGCCTTCTTTATTTTTTAAAGCTTTGTAGTAGTCATTAATACCAGTCCAAATAACATATGGTTTAACGAACCCAATTTCTTTTTGTCTGTAATAATATGAACCATTGACTAACATGATTACATCTTTACCTAATGATTTATCTGCATCAACATAAGCAACAAACTTCTTCCAGTCTTTAATATAATCTCTTATTTTAAAATCACCACCAATAAACAATTGGTTTAATGTTTTCTTAAAGTTACTTTCATCTAAAGCTACTCCAATGAACAATCCTACACATTGAAAGAATTCTAAGAAGTCAGTGGTTGTAGCAATACCAAAATCTTGTAGGTCAACTGCTTTTCCTTTACCGACAGATCCTTTACCAAATTTATATGTAACTGCTCGGTTAGCTATATCGATTGATCCTTGTAAATCCGTATGAACCTTTACTATTTTGTTTTTACTAGTGTCAAAGATTAAAGGTGTTGGATGTTTACCCTTTAATGTTTTGTATAAATCTTTAATATCAGTTAATTGTTTATCAGAATAATCTATGTGTTTAATATCAGCAGGACCTGTATAAGCAATAGTATACGCTTCAGTGATAAACTCTTCTACCCAAACTGAATCATCATCTTTGTGTGGAGTCTTCTCTTCGTATCTTGTCTTACGATTAAGTACCTTAGCGAACTCTCTACGATCTAAACCAAAGTGATCAGCAGCAATCGATTGAATCCTTGCTTTCGATAATCCACGTTTAATTACATCAGGGTCTTTCCTTAATGCTTTCATCATAAGCAATGCTGCTTTATACTTGTCTTGGTGTTGGTGTCTATATATCATTCGCTTCACCTTCTTAGGGAGCAAATCAATCAGGCGCATACCTGTATCTTCTTGTACCTTTTCGTTAAAGCTTAACATTAATTATTTTTCATCCATGTTTTAGCTGCTTTATTTTTAGGCATTTGTTTAGACCATTTAGTAATGATATTTAATACATTACGTATAATGACTGGTGTTTTCTCTCTTACAGAGTTATCTATTACGAAAAAAAGTTTACCAAATGATCTCTTTAATACAGGCAAACTCTTATCTAACTGCATATATTTTTGTGTGACAAGCTCCGGTCCAATAGTTCTTTCACCATCTTCACCTCTCTTCTTATCACTTGCTATTGAATCCTCTAGAGGAATGGTTACATACACCATAGCACATTCGTATCCAAGCTGCTCTAATGTTTTCTTTTGGCCCATTACTTTTTTAGCGTTTGCACCTGTACCATCAATTACAAGACCTAATCTGCCAATCATAGCATAGTCTTGTTTAGATTTTGTATGTCTCTTTGCTACTGTACGTATAACACCACGTTCGAATTCTTTGTTAGGATCAAGTACGACTGCGCCTTTATCATCAGTAAGACCAGCATCTTTCATATAACGGGTGAACTCCATGTCAGAGTTAATTACTTTATATCCAAGTTGTGGTCCTAATGACATCCAATCAGACACGTAAGATTTACCGGCACCAGGAGCACCTGCCATAAATACTGCGTGAAAGATTGAGGGATCGTTTCTTCCCTCGAGGAATAACTTTAAAGACTTCATTAACACCCTTATAAATTGAAGATATAAAGGTATTTATAGATTTATAAATTCTTAATTATCTTATTTAAATTCTTAATTTTACTATACTTTTTAAGCTTTTGAAGCTTAGGTTCTATATTCTTTTGAATATTATCAAGTTTTATATAACCATAGTAATCTAAAATCATGACTACAGCCATGACATCACCTAGTTCTTTTTCAAGTTCAATTATATTTTGATCATCATACGGGCCAAATCTAATTAACTTAGAGTTAGCCTGTACGACTTCAGCACATTCTTCTGAGAGAATGGTTAGTGTTTCTTTTACATTCATTATTTATTTTTTGGACCTAGTATATAGTCCTGTTTTTTATATGTATCATCAAGAATACTTTGTAGTATCGAACCTAAAGCATCATTGAATTGTGACACACCATGTGGATCTTCTCCGGGATAATCTACAATCTCATAATCAAAGTTTATAGATTCTTGTGTCTCATTTATTTTAACATTCATATAACGATAGATCACATTGTGGTATTCACCACCCTCTAATCTTACATACCAATGTTCATCATCTCTACCATGTTGATCTACGAAAGACCATTTCTCAAATGGAATGAATTTAGGTTTTAACTTCATTGCTTAATGAAATCTACTTCATATGTATTACCATCATAATAGAATGTAATAGTTGAGTGTGAGTATTCATTAACTGATGTAGATTTCTTACGTGTTTCTGTCTTACATACTGTAGCTGTAGTTGTACCTGATTCTGCAGCTGCTTGATTCGCACCGATTGCACCACCAATAACAGCTCCTGGCAATTTACCACCATCTCCATCTGTTACTACATCACCAACAACTGCACCGAAGATTGCTCCCCAAAATGCTGCATTCGCAATGTCTGCTTGAGACGCTGCTGATACTTGTTGCTTACTACATACTTCAACCGTATATGGTTCTAAGTATATAACCTCACGATAGTGATCTTGTATATCAATAGTATCAGCCATTGCTGACAATGATGCTGCAAGTAATACACCCGCTGTTAAACCTATAATTTTATGTTTCATTTATTTCTCCATTCAAAGGTATATTATAACACAGTTTTAGCGGTTTGTACATACTATTTTTCATGTTCTCCCTCAACTTTATATGTTGCGGCAAGTGTTTCTTTAAGCTCTTCATCAGGTGGATTTCTCCAATTATGAACATACTTCTTTGTTGCAGTAACACCAGTTGGTTCGATAGCATATGAATCTCCAAGTCCACCTGGAGTTGGTATGTTTTGTTTCTTATCTAAACCAGCATAGATACCTACTCCTGCAGTTCTCTCCCAACACTCAATGATATCATCTCTGATATATTCTAATGGAGTACCGGTTGGATACTCATGACTCCAGTTATGCGCCATCTTCATAGCATTAGCACGGATAGTTTGTATCCTACGCTTTTCATAATATTCCTTACGGCGGAATTCAATCCTATCCATAAACTTTTTAGAATAGCCTTCGTTAAATAACGCTTTAAACATTTTGTTTTACCCTTTTTGATGTAGGATGTCTTTTTGCTGTATGAGTACTATGACTCATATCCTTGACAAACCTTGGTTGACCTTTCACTCTTTTCTTAGCTGTAGGTATCATTTGCTTTCCCATTATTTCTCCTCTTTTACGATATACATCACTTCAGCTTCTTTAAACAAAGCTTCAGCATCCTTTATTGATTCATCCCAATCCTTATTATAATCCTTTGGTCTCATAGCAACAACTGTTTTGATTCCAACTTGAATAATACCTTTAGCACATTCATTACAAACAGGCAAACCATATACGTATAATGTAGAATCTTTTAAAGAAACTCCATTAAGACCAGCATTATATATAGAATTCATCTCTGCATGTACAACTAATTTGTACTTTCTTTCTCTATCTTTTAATCGAGCACTATTATCACTAATACCTCGTGGGAAACCGTTAAATCCTTGAGTTAATACTTCACCGTTATTACCAATAACCACAGCACCAACTTTAGTGCTTGGATCTTTAGACCATGTGGATACTTCTCTAGCTAAACCGAGATATCTATCTCCCCACTTCTTGCCATGTATTTTGGCTCTCACAACGATAAAATTTCTTCAACAAGAGATTCTTTCTTCTCGCGTCGATCTAACTCTACCCCTTCTTTACGTGCCGCCTTTTCTAATTGAACTTTAGTCATCTGCATTAGATGTTCCTTATTCAACATTCTAGAAATATATGGTTTTAAATTACTCATAACTAAATCCCTCTCCTACTGTGTCGTACCTTGGTGAAATTTTAACCGGCTCGTCTCTAACATTAAGAGTTTGGGCCGTATCCTCTACATCATACAGTCTCATCTTAGCCCTGTCAATTCCTAATACAAACTTCTTGTTTGCTCCTGTTGGATCATTATATCTATTCTTTAACTGCTTGACCATTATCTGGTTAAGGTTATCTAACTCTTCTGTAGATATAAGTGCAAACATTAGATCAGCCGTAGCTGGTAGACCAAATGATTCACTTGTATCTTCTAAGCCTACATCAGAGTTACCAAATCCACCTCTTGTGGTTTGTGTTGCAGTTAGAACTGGTAGATTAAACTCTACCGCTATACCACGTAGCTCTTCAGCGATTGCTTTCACATATGTGTATGAATTAATAGAACCACCCATAGCTTTCATACGTGCACTTGCACAGATATTTAGATAGTCTATACAAATCAAATCAGGTTTAAAGTCTCTCTTGATCTGTAATTCTTTTAGTAATGATCTAAAGTTATTCGCATTTGCTGCACCTGTAGGATATTCTTTTACAATCAGTTTACCTACACCTTTATCAGTTAGCTTATGCATCTTCTTATCAAACATATCCTTACTTAAATTCTCTAACTGGTCAATAGGCACATTCATTAGATTTGCATCAATACGTTCAGCAATTCTTTCTTCTGCCATCTCCATAGTTATATATAGGACATTTTTCATCTGAGTTAGAGCACCTGCTGCAACATGACACATGAATAGAGATTTACCTACACCTGTACCTGCTAAGGCAACATTTAAACTCTTATTAACTAAACCACCCTTAGTGATCTTATTAAACATCTCTAAGTCAAATGGTAAATGCTCTTCATCTCTATGATAAAATTCAAACCTAGAATCAGAATCATCTACATAATCGTGACCTACTTTAATATCAAAGTTAACACCGAGGGCTTCACTTAATACTTCAGGTAAAGAATTCTTACCTAGAGTATCATGCTTACCTTCAATTATATTTATAGAGTCCATGATAGCCAAGTAGATTGCTCTGTCTTGACACCATTTCTCTGTGTGTTCAATAAGCCATGGCAGAGTCTGTTCTTTATCCATAACACTAATCTCAGGTACAAGAGCTAATGAATCAGATGTTACCTTAGGATTATTTTTTAATTCTATACTCAGTGCATCAGCACTAGGTAACTTATTATATTTATTAACGAAGTCAACTATCTCAGAGAATACTGCACGATAAGGTTCTTCAAAATATATAAGCTTTAAATGAGGAATTACAGTTCTAGTGTAATCCTCATTAAGCATTAGGTTGCGTAAGATTAATGTTTCAATCTGCATTAAACATCTTCCTCGATGTGTGTCTTAATCATATCGGCATGACCGACTTCATACTTACTTATAAGATATTCTTTGAAGTCTGTATCTTTAAAGATAGGTTTCCAGAATGATTCAAGTAAAGTTTCCTTTGCACGAACTTTAGCTTCTTCGATCTCACCAGTCTTCTTATCAACTTTAGAGTACCAACCGATTGTAGGCTTGACAACATATCCACCTTCTATTGCTACATCTAACAAGCCAGAATATGTTTCAATACCACCTTCCCATGTAACAGAGATAGGGATCTTAGACTTCTCACGTACAAACCGTGACTTCTCTACATTGATCACAAAGTTATAACCCATGATCTCAGTACCTTTCTTCTCCTGCTGACGACCGATAATCCAGATATTATCACTTGAGTAATAGATACCTGTGCCACCTGACACAATAGCTTTAGGGAATAAACCAATCTCTTGGTAGGTATGGTTAACAGCAATCAATGGAATGTCTCTCATAGTTAAATATGGAGTGGTCATTCTGAATAAACCTTTAAGGGCTTTTGCTCTTGACATATCTGCCACAGACTTTTCATTCATAGCATCAGTTAATTCTTTAATAGATGCAAGGTTACCAATAGAGTCAATCATAATAATGACTTTATCTTTACGTTCAATGTTCTCTAATTGATTAATTAGATCAAACTTTAACTCTTCCACATTAGTAATGGGACTATGTAGAACTCGTGCAGTATCTATACCGAACGACTTAAAGTATTGTTGCGGGCTACCAAACTCTGAATCATAGAATAACAATACAGCATCTTCATACTTATCTAAGTATGCTGCTGCCATTAACAAACCAAACGAAGTCTTGAAATGCTTCGATGGTCCTGCTAATACTGTTAGTCCTGAGGTCAGACCTCCGTCTGGATCACCAGATAGTGCAACGTTAATCATTGGTACCGGTGTGGTTACCATATCTTTGTCAGAAAACAATTTAGACTTAGAGAGAACTGCTGTCTCTTTAAT